AGAAAGCCCGCCTTCCTGGTCGTCCTTGCCTACATCGGCGGCGGCCGCCTGTACTTTGGCTTTGACCTTGGCCTGATACTCTTTCAGGCGTGTGCTGGCGGAAATCAGACCGCTAATTTTCTTCGCACCCTCGGCCATCACGCCGAAACGGTCGAGCGCGTTTAATTCTTCGCTGTCCATCTCGCCTATGGCTACCAATGCGTCGAACAGTTCGGTTTGCAGCATGGCCATCAGGGCTTCGCTACGGGTATCGCCTTCATCGGCTGCACCTTCGGCAATCAGTCGCGCGGCTTCGGTGCTGGATTTGATGGCAGCAAAACGACGTTGCACTTTTTGGCCGTAGCGGTGGGCGGCTGAGCGGCTGATTTCATAGCCTTGGTCTTGCAGCCATTCGGCAATGGCTTGGTAGTCTGAAAAACCGTTTTCTACCAGCTTCCGTTCAAATTCATGTCGGACGGCTTCGGGGAGTTTTTCAATGCTGCTGCGTTGCGCCATGCCCTAGCTCCATACTTTCTCAGGCCGTGCAATACCGGCACGGCACTCCACCGTATATTCGGCAATATCGACACCTAAACTGGTCAAGTCGGCAAACCACAGGCCGTGCGGGGCTTTATTGAGGTCTACCATTTTGCGGTCAGCCAGATAATCAAGTTGTTGGCGTAGCTCCAGTGCGGTGGTTTGCGGATAAATCGCGTTCATGATGTCCAACAAGAAGGTTTCGCTTGTCGTGTGCGGTCGGGCTTTATTAAGGGTGTTGATAATGTTCCAACGCATACCCTCGCGCCGTTGTTTGGCGATCAGTTCCTGGCTAATCATTTTTTTACGCTTCCCATTTTGTAGATTTCAGTGAGTTTTTCTGCGACGTTGTCGAGTTTGGCTTCGAGGACGACTTGATTACGGATGTAGTCTTCGCGTAGGACGTATGTGAGCGGCAGGCCGGCATTGAATTCCGCCAGTTTGTTTTCCATGATTTCGACTTTACCCTGTAGGCGTTCCTGCTGTTTTTGGCGTTCGTCCTGCTGCTCGCGGAATTGAGCCAGCAGCATTTTGCCGAAGGTGAAACAGATGCCGAGGAATGAGAGTAAAAAGCCGACAAGTTGCCAAAACTCGATGTGAATAAAGGTTTTTTCCATTTTTAAGGCCATCCGTGTTCAAAATATTCTTGGCAGACAACGCAGCGTGTACAGCCTTTGACTGCCTGTTGTCTTGCTTTTGGTATCGGCGCACCGCAATCTTCACAATGACTGAGGCTGGCGGTGGTTTCAGACGACAGTCGATGCTTTGCCAGGGATTCTGCGAGAAAGATGGCTTCGCGTTCGGATGCGCGGTCGGCAAAATCAGTCATTTTTCAGACGGCCTTTCTTGTACCATGTCTGCCAGCCGGAAATTTGTTTTTCCAGTTTTTGGCAGTATTCGCCATAGCGGACGGCGTGGTTTAAAAGTTGTTCGGGAGAGCCACCACTCAGACGCTCGGGGCGTTCGTGAACGAGCAGCAGCTCGGAAGAGACGGGGGGGATTTCCGCAACGGAAACGGTTTTAATCGTGGCCGAGGGCACGGTTGTAGAGTTGCACGCTGTTAGTGCCAAGGCCGTTAAAACGGTTGCCGTCTTTTTGTACAGTTTCATCAATCTGCTTCTCCAATTGAGCCGCTTGGCGGCCGATTTGTTGATAGGCGGTTGCCAAATCGCGGCTTTGTGCTTGTGCGAAATCAAACCAACGCTGTTTTTCTTCATTAGCCGCTTTGAGCTTTTCGGTATAGAGCTGCTCGGCGACCAAGGCTGAAGCCTGATAAGTAGCAATGACTTCGGCTTTTTCAGCTTCCGCCTTCTTTGCTGAGGACTTATAGCCGCAGAAATAAATCGTTGGTACTGCACCTGCTATCAGCAAAATCAGAATCAGGGTCTGCCAAATAGGGTTAAGCGTTTTCCACATCATCTTTTCCTTTATGGATTTCAGCGACCTGCGGAATCGCCGCGATGCCGCGTTTGATTAATGCATACCCGCCAACCAATGCGCCATAAGCCCACCAGAGCCATTCCGGTGCATCCGCTGTTTGCGAGAACTTATAGGTCATAGAGGCGGCTGCCACGTTTGCCCATAGTTTGGTATGGCTGATTTTCCCTGTGGCCGGATTGGATACCAAGCCGCCCAACCATTTGAAAAAGGCGGTTATTTGCGACGCTTTTTTTGGGCTGCGCGTTTCGCGGCGGCTACCCCGCTCTTGCGGTGGGCTTGCGTCCAGCACCCCTGAGTCGGCATGGCGTAGCGAATGCCCAGGTCGCTGTGGCTGAAATCGGGCAGCATGGCTGCGGTCATTAGGGCGATGAGTGACTTTTTTGACATGGTTTGTCTCCCTTTAATCGGTGTTATCTGCAGACGCATGAATCAGGTTTTGCGCCACGCGGCGAATCCAGCCTTTGCCAAATGATGTGAACGTGCCGAGCTTGGTATAAAACACCAAACGTTCGGCATTGAAACGGAGCAGGAGGTCATTTTCAGGAAGTGAATTGATGGCTTTGAGGCTGACTGCTCCGATAACGCCGTCGTCCGGCACGCCTGCGGCGCGTTGCAGCATACGGGCAGCATTGCCATGACCGTGATTGATGCAGGCATCGAAGAATTGGAATGCAACCGCTTCCGGCATTTGATCGGCGTGGTAACGCTCCCAAAATGCTTGACGGTAAATGCCGATCGCCTGTTCGCGCGTCATAGCACGCATGGAGCCGTTGTAGCCGTTTGCCTGTGCGGTGCGCTTGGTGATGCCCCAGTTGGTTTCACCGCCGGGGTCTTTGGGATGATTGACGTAGCCACCCTCGTGGGAGAGGACGCGCTCAATGAATTGATTGAATTTGGTGGACATAAAAAATCCCTGTATTGAGGTTGAAATCAATACAGGGATTTTAGGTAAGGTCGTTTGAATAGGCTTTTAAAGGGGGTTAAAACTTAAATGTAACAAAAGGATTGAGGCGCAATACCGTTTGGCAAAATATCTGCCAAATCTTTTTGTCGATTATATTTCTTTACTTTGCCTACTTTAATGGCATGTGCAATGTCTTTACCTTCAAAATAAGCTTCAAAGAAATCGGCACTGATGCCGGAAAACTCTGCCGTTCTTTCCCATAAGCGGTTAGGAGACTCTGATATTAATTCTGCAATTTCAAACTCACCAACTACTTTTCCTATAGGTAAAGTGGCATATATCACTACTTTTTTAACTGCTTTGTTTTTAGGTAAAACCCGACGAAATTCAAATTTTTTCTCGCCATTAAGAATTTTCTCGGCATACTCGGGTTTAATAGATAACAAAACTTTCATTGACTTGACCTAATCTCAAAATATGATATGCCTGTTGGTGGGTAAGTGGCATAAAACCAAAATATGCACCTTCACTTAGACCAACCTGCTCAAGTAAATCTTTTCTTATGATTCGCTTGGGTAAGGCAATATTATACGAGAATCTCAATATATGCGGATACTTTCTTACCTGCCAAAATCGTTGTAACTCTTCTTGAGAGAAAACGCTATAAGGAGCGCAGTATCTCTCAAATTCATGATAACTTCCAAACGAATCGATATGCCGATATTCTTCAACGACACATACCGAACTTACTAAGGCGCGATAATAAGCAGGGCCAGCATTATCGCCAGTTCGATAAATAAACAAAATGTCCCTTCGCTTTAAATGGTCAATCCCACTCATTGCCGTCAAATATACTTTATGGATACTGTTTGTTGGAGAAACATCCTGTACGATAGAAGTATCTTCGTTTCTCAGGATTGAATCCGGAAGTAATCGTGTGTGCCATTCAGGGTAGATTGACAGTAAATAAATCTGAGGTTGATAAGTAGTATCCCCCCTAAAATTCACAAGAGGATAGTTTTTATTGGTGTTTTCCACACCGTCATATTTGAAGTTGAAGCGTCGAGTCAAAACCAGTTCCGTTCCATTTGCTGTTACCTTTTCGGCCTCTCTCCAAAAACCATATCGTTCAAACAATGCAATTAAAGAGACATGTTCAGAAAAGACAGTAACATAAATATCATTGAACCCGTATGTAATCGCATAGTCGAAGATTTTTTTGATAAAACGCTCCCCAAGTTTAGTTCCGTGGGCATTGATTTTGAGCGTCCCTACTTTCAACCAGCCACGACTAAAGTTGGTGGATAATACCGGAATACAATCATCAATAACTTGGGGTTCTGCTTTCAAATATAGAAAACCATCAATCAGACCACGGTCACCATAAAACACATAAGCATATTCTCCTGCTTTTCTTCGAAACCAATCTGAAAATTCACGATAAGATGATTTCAAAGAGTCGAAAAAAGGGTCGTTCAGATTTACATCAGCAAAACGTTTGTATTGTAAGTTTTCCATATTTTTCTTCCTGTTTTTATCACAGCTATCTGAAGTTATTAGACGTCATTCAATTTATTCAGCCTTAGCTGTCAAAACCACGCTCGGTAAATTGGTAACAGTGACTTTATAAGCAATCCCACCACGCGCCCATTCTCGGGTTGGCTCTTTTTGAGCATTATGGCTGTCAATCGCCATTTTGATTTGGTCGCCGGTATCACGCAGCAGTGTGCGGTCTTCCGGGGCAGTTGCCGCAATCAAGGCTGAGGCGGCTTTGGACAGTTTTTCCGCTTTTTGAGGCACTGCATCTGTATTCCAAACTACTCGGACGGCAGTAATTTTGTCGGCTTTATCGGTATCAACGGTTAATGTGAGGCCGTCTGAAAAGTCATGCAGCAGATTCTTCCCTTCTGCATTATCGGTTGGGGATACATGTTCAGGCAGGGTCAGCCCGGTTTTTTGGTCGGCAAGCCCTTTATTGGCTGCTGATTGATAGTCGGTATAGCTTACCGGCATGGTTTTTAATTCGGATTGTGCCTGCTCTTGAGGTTGGGCAGATGCCGGTTGTTCTTCAGCTTGGCCGCCACACGCAGATAATGCAACTAAAACCGATAGTGTAAGTAAGATTTTCTTCATGAGTTTCCCTTGGTCTGATTGGTTTATTTCTTATGCTTTTTCGGACATTTCTTACCGTTGCCGCCGGGGTTGCAGTCGCAGGCTTTCCCATCACCATCACGATCTAAACTTTTCCAGCCAGGCTTCTTGGCCAAATAATACTTTTGCGCGGCTTGATGTGTCGGGAAATCTTTGCATTTAACTGCAGCAACAGCCTGGTGCGGCATTAATAGACACAAAACAGGCAGTAATGCCGCAAAAATTGTTTTCTTCATAAGTTGTTTTCCTTTGTTATGTCAGGTCTTTTGAGATTTGAACCACTTGTCCGATGACCTGAATATCGGGGTGGTTTTTAATGCGCTTTAAAATGCATGGCCGCTTCAATTGCTTAATATCCGTTTCAGAACACCGGAGCAGCCAGAATGCCGGAGTGTCCTAAATGCCGTCTGAAAATTTCAGACGGCATTTTTTATCCGTTGCTCACTTTACCAAGCGCAGTTTGGGCTTTTTTCTCTGCGCCTTTTGCCACACTGAGAATGACAAATTTACCGTTATCGCTGGCTTGGCGGTAATACCCTAATAACTCTGTCTCTTCCTTACTAATTTCAGAATTTTCAGACGGCCTAATTTCCTGTTCTGCAGCAAACAAACTGCTCACATCTATTCCCATATTCAGAAAAGAGAGCAATACATCTCCACTAGGCATAAATACGCCACGTTCGTATTTGCCCCATGTTTCACGCTCAATACCTGCTTTTTCAGCAGCTTGCGCTTGGGTTAACCCTAAAAACTTTCTTTTTTCTTTCAAACGATTACCAAAAAGAGATTTAGAAATCACAAAATAATCCTTGCAAAAGAGATTTTAAAATCTCAAATTCACGCATCAGTAATGCACTAGTCAATTTCTAGTGCATAAACAGTTCACTATTTTATCACAATGGGAAAGGGCTATCTATGGCTATAACTATCGAAAAATTAAAAGAAAATTTTGCCAAAAACGGCCAGACGCTGGCGCAGTGGGCAAGAGAGAACGGCTTTAAGCCGCGCGATGTGTATCTGGTGGTCGGCGGACAGCGCAAAGGCAATTACGGCAAGGGGCATGAAATTGCCAAGAAGCTGGGACTGAAATAAGGAGGATGCGGATGGCAATCAGTAAAAAAGGCAGCCGGGTGTTGAAGGTCTTTAAGGCATTGGAAGCCCATCCGATTATCGGCATCAGCAACAAGGAAATTTCAGACGGCCTCGGTATTTCGCCGGTACATGTCAGCCGGGACTTGGAAGACCTGATTGCCGAGGGCTTAGTGGTCAAGCTGGATAACGGAAATTTTGCTTACGGCATCAGGACGCTGCAAATCGCCGAGCGGTTCAGGCAGCAGCAAGAACGGCTGCAAAGCAAGATTGCCGAAATCGGCAACCGGGTGAATGTAGATTAACGAATTCTGAAAAGTTCCCGACGTCGGGAATTTTGGATAAAAAGATTTTGAAATTTCCTGACGTCAGGAAATTTGGAGAAAAAAATGAGCAACAAAATCGAAGTGATGGATGTAACAGTGGCACAAAACTACCAAGCCGCGCATAGCGTGATGGTAATGGAGCAATGGGGCTACGGTGAGGTGTACAGCGAAGAGCGTTGGATTGAGCGCGGCCGCTTGGCGGTACGGCAGACGATGGAGGGCATGTTCGAGCTTGGCCGTGCACTGATTGTACTGAAAGAACACACCGAACATGGCCGTTTTATGGAAATTGTGAAAAGCCAATTCGGAATTGGACATAACGAAACCGCCCGTTTGATGTCTGCCACGCAGCGTTTCGCCACACCACAGATGCAGAAGGCCGCACCGAAGCTGATGGATCTGGGCAAATCGAAACTACTGGAACTCTTGGTCGAAGAAGACGTTACGCTGGTGGGTTTGACCGAAGGGGGAGAAGTCAACGGCATGACCTTGGACGATGTAGACAGGATGACGGTTCGCGAGCTGCGCGTCGCCCTGCGCGAAAGCCGCGAAACGGCGGAAGCGAAAGACAAGGTGATTGCCGATAAAAATAAAAAGGTCGACGAGCTGGCCGAAAAGCTGGCTAAGAAGCAAACCGGTGTAAGAGAGCCGAAGGCGGAAGACGTGGGCAGCGAGTTGGCGATGCAGTTATCCAGCCTTGAGGTCGGTATCCGCAGTCAAGTGAGCCGTCTGAAAGATTTGTTCGACCAACTTAATGCGCACAGTGAGGCACATGGGATCAGCCATCAGGCAAAAATGGTCGGGGCGTTGAATCAGATTATTTTGGATTGCAACGGCATCCGCGAGAGCTACGCTCTACCGATGGAAGCCCCTCAAGATGAGACGCCGGAGTGGTTGGGAGAATAAATCATGAACGCCGGATTGGTAGAAAGACTGACTGAAATCGAGGCTCAAGCCGCTTTGCTTGGACGGGGAGAACGGTCGGAGTATCTGAAACGGTCGGCACAGGATTTAGGGGTATCGCTCGCTACGCTCTATCGGAAATTGGAGTCTGTGAGTGTTAAGCCGAGCCGAAAACGGCGAAGCGATGCCGGTAAAACGGAACTGAAGCTGGAAGAAGCCAAACTGATTTCGGCTGTACTGGTGGAGGCCATGAGGCGCAACGGCAAGCGGTTGATGTCGGTCAAGCAAGCAGTGGAGATGCTGCGAGCCAACGGCAAAATCGAGGCGGCGCGGATTGATGAGGAAACGGGGGAAGTAAGTCCTCTTTCTGAAAACACCATTACCCGGGCTTTACGAGAGTACAAGCTACATCCCGACCAATTACTTCAGCCTGATCCTGTCAGCCGTATGAAATCTGAACATCCGAATCATTGCTGGCAAATCGACCCTAGTTTGTGTGTTTTGTATTACCTGCCGCGACACGGCAAGGATACGGGGCTTAGGGTGATGAAAGAGGAGGAATTTTACAAAAACAAACCTAAAAATGTTGTGAAGATTGAGCAAGACCGCGTGTGGCGTTACACCGGCACCGACCATGCCAGTGGAACGATTGTCGCCCGGTACTACTTCGGTGGCGAGACGAGTGCGAACTTGTGCGATTTCTTCATCTTCATGATGCAAGCCAAGGAGGATGTACATAAGGATCCTATACGCGGTGTGCCGCGCATGGTCATGCTTGACCCGGGAAGTGCGAATACGTCGTCTGCTTTTAAAACGCTGTGCAAGTCGCTTGATGTGCATGTGCAGATCAATAAACCCGGCAACCCCCGTGCCAAAGGTCAGGTAGAGAAAGCCAATGACATTGTGGAAACATCTTTTGAAAGCGGTTTGCGCTTTACTGAGGTGCACGATATCGACCAACTGAATGCCCTGGCAGAGCGTTGGATGCGTTACTACAACGGTACGCAGATTCACAGCCGTCACGGTATGACCCGCTATCAGGCGTGGAACAAAATCAAACCGGAGCAGTTGATCCTGCCGCCTCCTGCGGAATATTGTCGTGAGCTGGCAATCAGTGCGCCAAAAGAAGCCAAGGTATCGGCTGATTTGGAAATACGCTTCGGCGGTCGTTTCTACAGTGTGAAAGCCATTCAGGGCATATTGGTTGGGCAGAAGGTTTTAGTAGCCAAAAACCCTTGGGAAGAAAACGGAGCGCGAGTAGCAACGTTTGATGCAGACGGCCGCGAAACATGGGTGGCTGTGCCGGAAGTGGTGTTTGACGATATGGGCTTCAGAGCCGATTCGGCAGTCATCGGTGAGGAGTACAAGGCACCGGGCAATACTGCTACCCAGCAACATGCGAAGGAACTCGACAAGATGGCTATGGGTGCGGAAACGCTGGAACAGGCCGCAGTCAATCGAAAAGGCAAGGCTGTACCGTTCGGTGGATCTATAGATCCATTCAGACACCAGGAAGATACGCTCGCTACACGCAATACGCTCTATTTGGAGCGTGGCGGCCAGCAGATGGAATACAACCGGATGGAGGTCGCCGAGAAGGTATTGAGCAAGGTGGAAATAGCGAAGCTGTTGAAGCCGCGTATCGAAGCCGAAGGTGGAGACTGGAAACAGGCTGTTGCGCTCATTACCAAACATTATCCGGACGGTGTGGCCGCCAGTCAGTTGGAAGCGGTTTTTGACAAGCTGAAAACGGCAGGCCGTCTGAAATTACATAAAACCGGTTAGGCAAATGCGACGACGTCGTCGCATTTGCGGAAAGGAAACGATGAAACAAA